TCGGCTCTAATTTTATTTAACTGTTGGCTCATTTTAAACTCCTATTAATTTTTTTTCTGCCATTATTTTTTGAAGGATTAAATCTTTTTGTTCTTCAAGCCTTTTAATCTCCGTTTTAGAAACCTTAAATTGATTTTCTAAAGAATCTGTAATTCTTCTTGATTCACTTAATTCATTTGTTGTTTTTTCTAACATTATAAGCAATTCTCTTAAATAATCGGCACTCATTTTTTACCTTTCGTTGACCATAATTTCTTTTTTAAAGGATATGCCTTTGTTAATAACTTAAATAATTCAAATTCATCAATAAGCAAATCCATTTTATATGGCTCAAAAACACCTGTTTCTTTATCTATTCTTAATAAATGAACTTCTTCAACAGTATACCCGTTCTCAACAAGCAAATTTTTATATGCAGAAACTTGGCATTGCATTTCTGGATACAATCCCGACGATGTTTTAAAATCAATTAAAGCCAACTTTCCATTTAAACGACAATAACAATCTATTGTCCCACCATATAAAAACTCTTCTGAAACTAACGATATTTCGCTTTTAATAATCTCAATATGATTTTCTTTTTCAAAATCAATATAAGCCAAAAAAGCCGTTTGTGCCTTATTAACATCTTCTGGTTTATACAAAGAAACATCCGGCTCTTTCTTCTTTAAATGACACTCAATTAAGTAATGAGCAATTGTCCCAATACTTGCAGCAGTATCCCTTGCCTGTCGGTAGTCTATATTTTGAACACCTAGACTCCACGCCCAATGCATCAAGGCAGGTTTATCAAGCATCCCTAGTATCGTTGTGACACTAGGGACGACTTCTCCATTTAATCGATTATAAATTGTATGCGTTTTATTTTTGGACATTAGATACCGACTTTTGACAATTGAAACATAAACATTTTTTAAACTTATCTTCACTAAACTTTTTTACTTTTTCTGAAACTACAGCACCACATTCTTGACATTCAAATGTAATCCCAACCTCTTTTGTTGTTATTTGTGAAGTTCCCTGAAAAACATCATTACTAACTGTTTCTTTGGAATTATTATTTGTATGATCTGCATCTTTTGCATCATCTATACAAAATAACCCATTTAAAGCATATTTACGAGCGTATGAACTCGTAGCCCCTGTAATCTGCGAGTCATCCATCCCCTTTTTATTTTCAGATTCTCTTGCATAAGCAACTGACTCAAAAGCCATTCCAGTTTCAATATCAAAAATAGTTGCTGTTGCTTTTACATAATACCTATTACCTACTAAAACAATATCATCTTTAACGATCAAATAACAATTATATTTACTCATTAAAGGCTTTAATGCTTCTAAAATATCTTCACAAGAACGATATTTATATCCTCCAAAAGTATTTGTTTGATTTTTTGGCGCAACCAACTCTGCTTGTATTTTTAGTAATTTTTCCATTATAAGTTACCCCTTTCAACGGCTAAAGAAATTAAATTTTCGTCTGAGTACATAAGTTCAGTAGAAGCAAAACTATCCAAGAGAATATCTTTTAAAGCTTCTCTTTCTTCTGATGTTAAACTTGTTACGCCATTTTTAGCTTTCCAGTCCAGACGATCATAAACACTAACGAATTGACATTCTTTTTCCATTTTACTCCCCCTTTGATAAGAAATATTCTACGTTTTTTAACCAATTTTTATTTAACCCTCTAGGATCATTCCCTGCCCCAACAGGACAATATCTACTAGCTAAAAACTGTAGATAATATGTAAACCCCTTGCTATCACGCGCGAATCTTTTTCTGTTATTCTTAATTGTTTTAATACAGATTTTTTTGCATTCCGCTTTCGTATCGCATTTAATCGACCTGATCCCATATGGGTACTGCGATTTTCTGCCGCCCTCTGCTTGGTAGATTGCCGAAGCGATTTGCTCATCTGTATACTCCTTTGCGTGTGCCATAACTGCCAAACCAACAATTACGGCAATTGTTAATAACATTAAGCAAAAATAAAATGTTGATTTAAAATTCACTTACTCCCCCTTTTTTCTTGAAGATGATAACAAACAGCATCTTCTATCAAACGGCTGATTGGTATCCCTGTTTCAATCTTTAACTTTTTAATTTTTTTATGAACCTCTTTATCAATTCTTACCGTTATTGTTTTTGACATCTACTTAACCTCCTTTCAATGATACAAATGTAGCATAATGTATTATTATTTGTCAAGAGATTATTTTATATTTTTTTTATTTTATTTTTTTATGGATAATACCGACGGGAAAGTTCTTCTATCTTAGTTTTTAGTTTTTGTATTTCTTCTTTTTGAAAATTTAATTCTTCCTGAAATCTATCAAAATATAATGATGGATGAGTCATCATGGCTTGACGCATTTGTTTGCAATATTTACATTCACATTTTGGTAAACAACCCATTATAACTCCATTGGTATAAATGCTGGGATTTTTCCTTCATCTAAAATAACTCCACAACCTATCATTGGTTTGCGCCTCATATCTCTTCCATAATTAAAGGCGTAAGAATTTCGATCAACTCCACAACCAACAGCTAGCCCAAAACTACGATCTCTTTCATTTGCTGTCCACCACACTCCAGCATTACTATGTAAATGTCCAATAACAACAGAACATTGATTTTCTCTTACAGCACTTGAATGTGCCCCTTGTCCAGAATAACCCATTCCATGAAATATTCGGATATTATAGAGATAATATTCTATTTTATAATCCCACTTCTTTGGTAATTCAAAAACCTGTTCAAAAGATTTAAAGAAACTACTTGATAACCCAAATCTCCAAGCAGCCTTTTCAAGTCTTTCATCATGATTCCCAATACAAAGGGCTAGTTCAGGGAAAGCTTTATACCAGGCTTGTAAATGTTTTATAGTTTCTTCTCTTTCTTGATAAGGACTAAATCCATCTGGGTTGTGTTCATGTCTTGATATCGAGTGAAAATCAACTAAATCCCCGATATGGACAATTTCGCTACATTTATATTTCTTTTTAGTTTCTACACAAAACTCTAAATAATTTTTATGCTCAAAAGGTATATGCGTATCACCAATTATGAGAATGTTGCCAGTCAACTAATCCTCCTCACACCACTGATTATTAATCATTGTTTCTAAATAAGAAGAACTGCCCTTGGCAAATATTTGGCTACTAAATAAATGGTAAACATCTTCTCCATCACTTGCTACTAAAACATACCCATTAAATCTATCTTTTAAAAGATTTTCTATCTTATCTAACACAATTTTTGTTTGTGGATCAATATCCATTAGTTTTTAACAATCATTGCGGTTATATATTTAGTGTCAACTGCCGCAAAAGATGTATTAATAGTCGATATAGTAATTCTGGATGTTGATGTTGTTGTTCCGTCCTTTATTTTTGCTGATAAGAAGTTTGTCGTTCCACCACCGGATAAAACAACTCCATAATTAGTGTTTGAAAATGTTGGCAAAAACACAATCGTATAATCACCAGTCCCATTTTTAATAACTGATGAAGAGACTGCATAAACTGCCGTTGGAGTGATTGGGTTCGAACCTGTCCCGTCAAAAGTAACCCAAGCGGCAACTTTATCAGATTTATCATTAATATAATCGTCATGCTCTTGAGCAATCATTGTTAAACGATCAAGACTGGTTTCAAGTGTTTCTGCCGGAAATTGACTATAATCATCATAATCAGATGCTTGTGTTAATGCAGTATCTCTTTTAACAATCTGTGTATAAGATGTTGAGTATGTCGGAGAAACCGTTACAGTGCCACCAATTCCGCTTGTATTAATTGATACGGTATAATTAGAAGAATATGTTAATTCAGTCTCTTGCCCAGTTGATGTTAATCTTTCAATTACTTTGATATCTTCCGGCTGACCTGGTAATGCTTGAAAAGTAAACGTTAACGTGGCTTGTCCACCAGAGAATAATTGCGTGCTATTTGTTGTTGAAACTGTCATTGTTAGCTCCTAGAATTTGGTTGATTTCTTGTTTGTATATGTATTTGCTGAAATTCCTAATGCATCCGCAATAATAACTAATAATTTATTTGCTGAATCAGGGTTATCCTTTAATTCTTTATAATTTGTTATTGGTAAAGGCATTAAAAGATTGCTTGCTTCATTTACTAAAGTTGGTTTATTATGTTGGAAATCTTCCCCTTTTAACAGGTCTTTCACTATGGAAGCCGCTGGAGATAGTTTATTTTCAATAAAACTATATAAAACATCTGTCCCTGTTGGTTGTCCAAATTTACCCGATGTTAAAGATTTAACTTTTCCTGTCATTGAACTTTTAGTTGATAACGTTGTAAGTCTGGAAGCTAAAGTAACAACAGATGCCATACCACCAGAAACATCAAATCTTGTTGCTCCATCTTTTATTTTACCAAAATCAGAACTTCTCGGATCATTTTCAACACTATCTGGATTAACTGCATAAGCAATAGATAGTATTCCAGCTACCCCACCAATTATTTTCACTAAATTAGTTGCAGCTTCTTTTCTTGCTGCTTTACTTATGTTTTTATCAAAAGCATGGGCTGTTAATGTATCAATATGACTTTTTAATAATCTTGGAGAAAAGAAAACATTGTTTATAATGTTTCCAACAGGCTCTAATGCTCCTAATTTCCCTCTTCCAGTAAGTGAGTTTGCTATTTTCCCAAAGCCTTCTAAATCAGCTCCAGAGTCTTTATAAATTTCAGCGTATTTATCAAATATATCTGCGCGAGTTCTATATTGAAAAGCTGTGAATGCTGTTTCAGATGCTTTAAACGCTTTCCCTAATACTGGAAGTCTCTCTGGTAAATTTGTTGGATAAGCCTCTTCTCTGACTCCAACAGCCAATCCTTCTTTTTTATATAAACCATTTAAAGCGTTTGGTCGTGACATAACATCAGCCCTAACTTCTGTCATAACATCATGACCACCAAAGGTTCTTGCGATATCAATAAAAGACTGCTTAGAGTTTTTAAGCCATATTTCAGGATGAGAGAATAAGACTTTTAACCCTTGACGACCGATAACACTATTATCTAAAGATGCTTTCATTGATTTAGCAAGTCCAGCTACTTTAGAAGCACCCTCTAAATAATTCTCTGGTTTTAAATATTCAGATAATTTCTTATTAGATTCATTTTCTTTTAATCCATTTATATAATCATCAAATTGTGCTTTTGCTCTACCATATGCCATTCTTTCCTCTGATTGGGGAGGAGAGTTTTCTTTTATAGCATCTCTTTTTAAAGAAACGTCTTTTGCCAAACTAGATATTTGTCCAGCCTCTTCCATTGTTACAGTTACGCCCAACTTATGAGAAGCAATGTCGGCTAAGAAAGCATCTTGTGTTTCTGGATTTAAAACTTTATCCATTTTATTAATACGAGAAATAATATCTCGACGTGCTTGTGGTTTTAAATCAGCAACAGACTTAGCCCAATTTAATATTCCTTGTTGTTGATTTTTTAGAAGTAATTTTGACTCGAATAAAGTATTAACTTTTTCAGCGTTCAAATCTCCAAGAAAAGAAGAAAAATAACTTCTTCTTTCTTCAGTTGTCATATCCGCTAACTTTTCTGGGTTTAAGTCGCCTGTTTTAATTCGATTTAAAAATTCGTTTACTAGATTTTTATTTAGACAAAACATTAGCACTCCAATGATTTAACAAAACTAGACCAATCTTCTTTTTTTGGTCTGGCTTGTTTTATATGATCTTTTATTTCTTTAACTATTTGAATTTTTTGAGATTCTATTTTTTTACCAATTTTTTTAGACCTAACTTCTTGGATTGATTTAATTGCCCCAACTGGACTATCAGGATTTCTTTCTCCCAAAGTTCTAATTCTTTGCCCCATTGTTGTCGCTTCGGTTGATAATCTTGAAGCTGTTGCTAAATCACGCAAAGTATTTACATCTCCTTCTTTTATAGCTTTATTTTCAACTGCAACAAACAAACTTTCTGGGATAACTCCTTTTGGGGCTTGTTCTTCACCCATTGCAATTTTCTTAGCTAACTCGTAATCTTTATTTATTAAATCAGATGCTTTTTGAGCCTGATCTTTCATATTAACGGTTTGATATTCAGGCAAATCACCAAATCCTTGAATTAATTTTTGCTCAATGGCTTTTTCTTGTACTCCAAGTGCTAATCCTCTAGTCTTTATCTTTGCCGTTTCTTCAACTGGCTTAATTTCTTGCAATAGTATTCCAAAATCTTGCTTGCTTGTTTCCCATTCTGGCTTAGTAACTAAATCAACAACCTTTTCCATAGGGATTTGAATAGGGGTATTACTGTTAACTGACGCATCAATATGATCTTGTTTGATTCCCAATGTTTCTGTAACAATAGGATTATCTTTTATTATAGCCACTTGTTCGGGTGGAATCTCAACAGATTTTGGAGCGTTAATATCTTCCATTCGTTTGTTAATAAAATCTTTTGCAAAAGTCATTTTACCGATTGCCACACCCGAGACAACCAAATCCAATCCCTCTGCCAAATCTTTAATTAATAATGGAGTATTTGGTTTATTTTCGTCAATCCATCTACGAGCATTAAAAAAATGGTCTTTAATAGAAAAAGCTGTTAATGCCTTAACTGTTTCAAGAGGGGCTGATATTGCCCCTGACCCAACGGCTAATTGCATAGGAGCTTCTAATTGACGCATCACGCCTTGATTAATAATATCTTGCTCTCTATTATTAACCATCGCAGCAAATTGTTCTTTTGTTGCTTTTGGGTTCTTATTTAAAAATTCTTTCTCCGCTAACTTAGTGTCATATTGTTCTAAAATAGAAGTTCCAAATATAGAACGCAAAAAACCAGAAATCGAAGGAGTTGATTTAACTGGTGTTGGATTAACTTCTTGCATTGAGTTAATATCAAATTTAGTCGTTGATATCTTATCTTGTGGAGCTTCTACAGCTGTAGATATATCAAATGTCATTATTTAATTTCCTCAATGCTACCGTTTGGATAAACTTTTGCTTTATTTCCGTTTTTATCAACCATAATTTTTCCTTCTTTTGGAAAAGTTGATACCTCGGGCTTTAATTGCAAAATTTGTTCATTAATAACATCTGTTTTTATAGTATTTGGATCGCTTCCAGCAATTGACCTATCAAAAAACTTATTTAACATTGAATAAACAACTGTTGGTGGAATACCTGCGTTATCTTTGGAAAAAGACTTTATTCCATTTATAGCTGATTCCATTGATGATTGATTCTCGCTTTTTGTATAAACTCCCTTTGATTGTCTTTCAAAAGTTTCTTTTGCATTTTGGATAAAATAACGATATTGGTTTGCTCCAATTTTACCACTTCCATAAGCCTCAGCAGCATCTTTTAAAATTTTGTCTACCTGTGGTTTACTTCCATGACTATCTTCTAAAAGTCTTAAAAAATATTCTGGTTGACCTAAAGAAGTTGACTCGGGAATATCATATTTCTTGTTAATCGCTAAAGAATCAAATATAGCAGCTGTTTCAGAGTCAATCATACCCTTTTGTTGCATATCTCTAACCATAACAGGACTTAATGTTCCGTCGTGCAATGCCTGAGATAAATCAACTGTGCTTTGTGTTTGAACTTGTTTTAATTGCCAATCTTTAAACTCTTTATCTCTTTTTTCAACTTGTTTAGCTTGTTGAATTAATTTTCCTTTTACTGACGGTTCCAAAGAATTATCACTTTGTAAAATATTTATTCCTTGTTGAGGATTTGTATAAATTAAATTCTCATAAGCCTTTTTTGTTGAATCGCTAAGATACTTCTGTGCTTCTTGTGGAGTTATTACACCCGATTTTAACTGAGCATTGATTAATTCTCCAATTTGTGCTTGATATTGCATACCTTCTGCTGGTGTAACTGCTGATAATTTTTTTGATTGTAAAATATCTAAATTAGTACCTAGTTGAACTTTATTATATTCAATTTGTTTTTTTCCAGCATCGTGCTTAATTTTTAAAGCTGTTAATTGATTACTGTGGTCAATCTCTGCGCCCAATCTATAAGAAACTTGTTGATTACTTATTCCCTTTAAACTATTCTTCTTTGCATCTTCTAATTCTTTGACATACTTACCAGCATTATTAAAATCAGGATCACTAAAAGCTCTGTTCTGAATATCTAATGCCGCTGTTTCGTATTTAGCTTTTGCATCAGTTACTTGCATAACATCATTAGCATCAGACCACTTCTGAGCAATATCAGCCATTGTTCCAATAATCTTTTGTTGATTAGAAAAATTCTGATCAACTTCATTTCTGAAAGGAGCTGATTGAGTTGATGTAATATTTCTTTGTGCGTTATACGTTGGTAAAGTTGGCACGTCAATCTCCTATTTTAAGGGGGCAGCTTTAATCAATCCTTGTTGTCTATAAAAATTATATGTTGAATCAAATGTTGTATCTTTAATCGTTCCCACTGATGTAAATGTGTTTTTATTTCCAAAACCCTTATACATTGCATAATTAGAAGCACCAGATAAAATTGTAGAAAAAGCATTAGTATATCCAGTTGCAACTGCTGTTGATCCTTCTCGACGAACTGCCGAAGCTTTATTTAAAGCTAAATTCTTCTCCTGTTGGTAATTAAACTGACCGATTGCTTGATCAATTCCAATTTGAGTTTGAGCGTTAAGCATAACTGCCATAGCACTTCCACCTAACCCAATTCCAGAAGCACCAATCGCTGCAACAGATTTAGCTAGTGTATGTCCTTTAACTCTATTATACTGTCCATATTCAATTTCAGATTGAGCCTGAATTGTATTGGCTTGATTCTCATAAATAGTCGCATTATAATTAGCTTCTGCCTTTTTAGCATATCCCTGGCTAATCTGAGAGATTGCTTGCACCGCACTCATTGCTAACATTACTCCACCAAAACTCATTATGCACCTCTTTTAAGTTTTTTATTTTTATGGTATCTAAATAATTGTGATTTATTAACACAAGTTCTACATTGTCTTTTACCTTGTGACATTTTCAGATTATTCCCACTTAACAAATGACCCCTTATACAATGTGTTTTTCTTGCATTTATTGAAGGGGCTGCGTCGCTTCTTCTTACGTTCTCTACGCCAGTAACCGCTTCCAGATGTTCTGGGTTTATACAAATTTTATTTTTGCACAAATGATCTATTGTTAGCCCTTCTGGTATCTTAGATTTGAATAACTCATAAGATACTCTATGAGCATAATTACCTTGTATTCTTGAATAACCCTTTACATTAACAGAATGTGGGTAATTCCAACAACCATTGTCATCAACCTTTATTCTTTCTGTAATATACTTTTTTTTATCTCTAATAATTTGGTTCTTTCTTGCAACACCAAAGCGTTTTATTATTATTGATATAGGAGAAGTAGAAACACCCAATTCTTTAGCTATTTCTCTATATGTTTTCTTTTCTTCAAGATACATATTCCTAACATCTTCAACATTTATTATTATTCTTTTCATATATTATCAATGTACCATCAGTCGTCACTTGTGTCAAGGGTAGTGACAATTGACAATAATTCTATTGGTAAAGGATCGGAATTTTCGATATAAACTTGCGCTCCGTATTCGTAATCTCCATTAAAAGATAAGTTTGGAATCGTGCCTGTGTATAAATCTTCTGGTTCTCCCATTAACGTACTTGCACTTCTAAACTGTACTCGATCTAAATTATCAGCGTCTTTTCCGTAGTAAAATCCTGTATGAGAGTTATTAACTTTAAACGCTACTTTATTAATCCTTTGAATCTTCCCTTGCGATGTCCCTCTTTGACTTCCAGCTTCTTGAGGTAATGTCTTAATAGTTTGAGTATAAGGCAATCCAGCGGTTACAACAAAATAGTCATATTCTAAACTGATTGTTCCATTAGAAACCGTCTTGTTTGGTTTGTCTGTTCCACCATCAGCCAGAACAACAACTTCTTTTGTTTCTAAATGGTCAAGTCCTGATATTGAGGAAACTGATAATCCCCAATCACCCCCAATGTAAGATGTGGCATCGAAATTATATTTAACTTCTCCAACAACTACCGTAGAAGATGTAAAGGCTGTGATTTTTAGTTCTCCAACCGTTACTCCGTCATCATCAATTGCTCTGATTCTTTGTCCAATATCACTTGACGCAAACCAAGCCGCAGACGAGGTGACAACAACGGTAGTTCCTGCTGTTGCGGATAAACTAATTGATGTTGCCGTTGAAGCGGCTGTTTGATCATAAGCACTATAAGTTAACCCTGAATGAACATAAAAACATTGGTCTTTTCTATCGGGGACGATTTGACTCTTGAATCTTTCGATATATCGTCTTTCAGAAGTACCTGAGTTAATCGTTCTTTTAGTAACAACCCAAACTTCATCATTAGGCTCAGTTGCTGACGGAATCGTTGCAATTGATTCGTAATTCCCATCTGTTGTCTGTCTTGACCAACCTGTTAATTCTTGATCGACTTCTCTTGTCATTGTAGAAATCGTTCCTTGTGAAGTAACACACCAAAGAATCGTGTCGGGGTTTTGTTGATAAGCCATATCAATAAACCCGTCCCCTGCGATATGAGGTGATAGAATCGTCCGGTCAGATGACTTATAAGAGTTTAATGTATCAAAATTAAAATAAAGCTCTCTTAGTTTTCTAGCAAAGCGTTGGATATAGTAAAGGAAATTTCCAATCTTTTTAGGGACAACCGCCTCTGATCCCCAACTTGTGTCTTTGGTTACATTACAATTCGCCGGAGTTAAAGGCGAACCATCTCCTGATTTAACTGAAAATTCTCCACCGTAAGTACCGGCGATTAAGTCAAGACCAGGGGCAAGCCACTTAATATCATTAGATTCGTTAGATGCAAGTTGAATATCGATTGCATCATCATCTTCTCCACCGTCTAAAGCAAAGTTTTCAAATTGGAAGGATTTACTCATCCATACGTTTTGAGGTTGATAAGTTGTTCGAGCAAATACAAGTCTTTGTTGATGAAAGGTTACCCGGGCAGGCCAACCAAGAACATCTGACCAAGAACCTTGCGCCCATTGAGTTGTTGCTGAGGCTGTGGACAAAGTCTTCATAACTGTGGCTGTAGCTGTTGAAGGATTAGTTATTGCAGTGATCTTAACATACCCTTGTTCAGCTAAACCAGTTGTTGAATTAGTAACTGTCGATCCAATTTTCCAATATGTGTTTAAATGTCCTAAAGTACTACCAGAAGCAGTAAATATGTTTGAACTAGCAGATAGGGTTACACTACCAACAGTTGCACTTGCTGTGATTGTCGCACTCGTTAAGAGAAGAACTGTTGACCCAGATAATATCGCATTATCTGAGAAGAACGGCCCACCAATAAAAGGCAAGTCAGTCAACGTCCAATTATTAGCTGCAATTCTAGTTAATTTTCTAGGAACATGATTTTCATGAGCAAGATAAATAACGTCATTTATCTGAGCATATTGAATATCAAATATCTCTGTTGCTGTATAATCATGTGTTAATTCATAAACTGCCATGTTTCTCTCCTAAGTTGTTACTACTGCGCCATCTGTATAAAATCTAAAATAACTTTCCCCTGCCTCGATGATATAAGAGTCGTCTCTATTAAAAACAAAGGGTATTAATCGTGCTCTCCCGTAAACTCTTTCTGCAATGCCTTCACTCGAACTTGTGTCGCTGTATTCAGTGTCTGGTACTGTAAAATTAGAAGTCCAACGTACTACATTTGACCATCTTACCTCGTCAAGCCATCCATCAAACTCATCAGCTTCTGTATCATTGTTACCTTCACCTATTTGAAACAAAGAATTTAAAGAACCAGGAGATACATTCAAACCTATTTCTCCAGTTACATCAAGAACACCATCTCGATATAAATTTATAGTAGAAGATGATTTTATATATGCAATATGATACCATTGGTTTAAATTTAAATTAATATTAGAAGAAGTAAATGTATAGCTAGTACCAGCAGCCGAAGCAGTTCTCCATTCAAAACGATGTTCTGTTGCAGATAGCTTTTGATAATAAAAATAACTTACATCATTTAATACTCCACTTGATACACTTCCTTTTTGTCTAAAGATATAAAAAATACTATTACTACCATTGCCTGTTGGGAAAGAATTGAATCTAATCCTAAAGTCAAATGTAAAAGAGCCTGCATAGGTTAAATCATAAATATTAGAATTACTTGGAGTAATTTGTAGATAGTTAGCACTCTTAACACTTGCTGACGGAGTAAATCTAGCTGATTGGTCGAAAACTGCTTGCCCTGTATCAATCGCCACAAGCCCAAGAACTGATGCGGTATTGTTTCCCGTACTATCTACTGTAAATCCCGGGGTTGTATCAAAATGCAACAAAAGGATTGTATTGTCATCCAATCCACCAGCTACCGTGTCATACTTCGCATCATTTATAAATTCCGAACCAGGGGTACTAATTACCGAACCATAAGGGCTGACAATCATATTCTCAACAATAGAACAAGCGTTGTCGTACTGAGCAATGTCTGATCGTCCGTATAGTGAAGGTGCGAACTCTCCACCTGCAAATGATGTTTTTATTGTGTCTAGCTTCATGTTGTAACTACTGCTCCGTCGGTATAGAATCTGAAATAATTATATCCAGCTTCAATTATGTATGAATCATCTTTTGAAAAAACGAAAGGCATTAATCTCGCAAGGCCTGTTGACCCACCAGTTTTACACGCATTAATAAACTCTGTACCCGGCGTGCTTATCGCAGACCCATATGGACGGATAAGAAAATTCTCAAGCGTTTCACATGCATTTTCATATTGTGCGATATCAGTCCGTCCAAATAAGCGAGGTGAGAATTCTCCACCAACAAAACTTGTTTTTATTGTATCAAGCTTCATTTTTTAATTACTCTATTTTTTTTCCAATATGCTTCAACTTTTAAATTAGCACATCCAAAGCCAATTAAATCTTGCTTAGGAACATCATCATTGTAAACATTAACTTGTTTTTCAATATTATCAATCTTAGTTGAACTACTGGGAGATATAAATTTCTGATATACCCCCCAAATAGTTAGTCCAATTATGCTATAAATAGCAAAATGGATGAATCTTTGACTAAGAAAACGGATTATTATTCCAATCACTTCTTAATTCTCCAATTAAGCTTTGAACCAGACAATGAGAAATACAAAACAGATAACAATCCTCCAACAACAATTCCAAAATAAAAATTTAAATCAAAAATTAAACTCATTTATTCCTCCTAGTTTATTCCTCGTTTAAGTAATCCCTTAATTTCTTTTAAGTCATCACCAACAGAAATATAATATACCTCTAATTTTGATACCCTAGACTCCAAAGATTCCGCCTTGCTTCTCCCATCTGAAGCAACACTCCAAGCAGCATTTACAAATAAACCAAGTAAAATAGCTATTACACTAGAATAAACTGCTAAAATTAATTTTGTTCCCACATCATTCCTTCTTTCTTCTGCCGTTGGTGTCATCCCCAAGATGTCCTTTCTATTGCCCCATTCCCATTAACATTCTACTTGAATTTGTTGCTGTTGAATCTACTGAATATGCGCTTGTCGGAGGAGTAAAATTTGTTGTCCAACGTGCAATTCCTTTAGAAATTCTAAATTCATCTATCCATCCATTTATCCCTTGTGGCCCTGTTTGAGAACCTATAGCTATTCCTGTAGCAAAATTAGTAATTGCTTCACTATTAGTTATATCTGTTCCTAATTGTGTCCCATCTACAAATATTCTAAATGTATTACCACCACTTCTTACATAGGCAATGTGATACCATGTGTTTGTTGATGGACTCCACGATCTTGTATCAAATATCTTATCCACTCCACCCACAGTTTCAAATCCACCCAATGCCCCAGCAGATTGATATTTAAAAATAAAATAATTATTCCCATCTACTTTCTGAGAATAGAATGTAATATCTGATGCAACACTATTAAATCTAACCCAAAAATCTATAGTAAAATCTAAAACATCAAAAAACCAGTCATTACTATCTGGAAAAGTTAAATAATCAGAATCTCCATCTCCTAATAAAGAAGCTCCACCAAAAACACTTTGTGCAGTATCAACCTGAACTGTTCCAAACGTAGTAGCTGTCCCTTGCGAAGCAAGTGAACTATCTGTAAATGTTGTAGAACCGTCTGCACCATCCATGTGTAACAACAATTTTGTATAAGAATCGTTCCCGGCCATTAAATAGATTCCTTAATAATTGGGTCAACTGAAACAACCCCAGCAGTTAGAACGTCAGCTGATATTGTTTTAACGATCAAATCAGCTTTAACTTCTGTTCCATCTTCTTTTCTTTGTATTGTAATAGTTGGATCCTTAAAATTAATAAATTTATAATTTACACATGGTTTAGGTGGGTTTTCATCATGAAAACACTCATGATATCGACAAATTGTTTGCGTTGGTATTGGTGAAAAATCTAAATTTAATGCCTTTGTTTTTATGCCTTCAATAATATTTACAAATGAAATAAGTTCATCTTCTGTACTAAAAGCCATTTCCATCTCAACTCGCCATACCGACATATTAAGCCTCCATGAAATAACTAACTGACCAATGAACGGCGTTAGCAGATGATAAATTTAAATTTAAAATAGAAGCTGTTGGAGTTGCAAATAAATAAGCTGGTGGAGTTACAGCTAGGTTTGCACCAGAAGCTCCTCCTGCCGGAGTAATCATAGCAACATTCCAAAGACTTGCCCCACCTATCCCAGCTTGAAATTGTGCTAATTGTTGTGTCGATGATGTTGTTGATAATGAAAATGCATAAACTTTAATTTTAGTTGAAGCTGCTGAAATAACAATTGTTCCATTTGTTGCAGCTAATGTACCACTTGAAGAAAGAAAAGAACGTCCAAAATCAATTGGAATAATCCCTGTAGTTGTCCCTGTTATTGTTACAGTATTAATAACTGAAGTAGATCCAGTAATTGTAACTGTATTTAAAATAGTTGTGTTTGCTGTAACAGAAACTGCCCCAGATGAATTTATAGTCATCTTATTAGTACTATCAAGAGTTCCATCCATTACTTTTATAAACTGAACCTTACAACTTCCCAGAGTACCATCCGTTACTTCGTCTGCTGCTACTGTCGCCCCTGTTCCGGGTGTTATTACAACATTATCTGCCATTTCTATCTCCTTATAATGATTCTAATTTTATCCTCAAATCATACTGCATTGTTGTTACTCCAGAGTTAATATAACCAAAAGAATATTGAATATTTGTTGATGCTTTACAATCTATAATAAAAGGCATCCCCCATAAACAACCAGTAGAAGCTGTTGCGTTTACGTTATTAAACGTTACAGAAGTTCCAACAGAGTTTGTTGCAGGACAAGTTACTGACCTAACAATTGAATCTGACCCTGTATATGTAAGAGTTAATGTTCCATTTGTAGAAGCTGTAGTTGCCGCCCTAGTTTTTGTTGAGTTCCAAGAAATTCTATATTGACCAGCACCAGAAGCAGGAACAGCATATAATGTTGTTGTTGCTATAGTTGCAGATTGTGCTGTTAAATCTACAGTAGCTACAATAGATGGAAGTCCATTTGAAACTGTTGCAATATTATTATATGTTGTTGTTTTCCCCGTTTGGACAATTGTTGGCAATGTTACTGTACCGGAGAAAGTTGGACTTGCATCAAAAACAAACTTTCCTGTTCCCGTCGCTCCTGTTGAAGTAACACCTTCAACTGTAACATGGCCAGTAACAGATAAAGTGCTCCCAAGCGTTGTAGCTCCAGTTACGTTAAATGTTGAAGAAATAATACCTGCTCCTGTAACATCTAAAGCTGAAGCTGGAGCTGAGTCTGCTCCAATTTTTACATTTCCATTAAATCTGTTGTGAGGAGTTGACCCAACTTGTCTAATGCCAATTGAATTTGCAACCGTCATAGACTGTAAATGTATTTGTTCAGGAGGATTTGTAAATACCCAACCCGTTCCACCTATTCCACCAGATGTAGTCCATCCACTAATATCTAATCCATAAGCATTTGTAAATGTACCTGTTCTATTTAATGATGTTGAATTTAAACAATCAACATAAATAACACGACCATTTGTTACCGTTGCGGCTGTAGATCCAGCAGATAAACCTAATGTAAAATTAGCTCCTTCAAAATTTGTTACAACTCTAGAGCTAACAACATTAGAAGATAAATTAGCACTTCCAATAACTCCACGAATTGTTGTAGTTGCAACTGTTGTTGATGAATTATCAAAAGCCTGAAAATTTGCACCCTCTAATAATGTTGGGACAGAACCACTCCCAGTGCTTAAAGCTGCTGTATTTAAAGCCTGTAAATAAATACCTCTAATTGTGTCAATTGAACTTGTATCAGTCGCGCTTCTATGAACTAAATACCTAGATCCTTGAAGAGTACTAGCTTTATTTGCTGCACCAGTTGAGGTAATTCCAACAACATCAAGAACGTTAATTGATGTAGTTGAATCTGTCGTTGGGTTTATTGTTAAAGTATTACTATTTAAAAATATACTTCCTGCTGTTTCTGTCCTTGTTGCAGATAAAACTAATGGATGTGAAGGAGTAGAATCAGCACCCATCTGTACATATCCTTGAAATCTATTATGAGTCGATGTTCCTGTTTGTCTAAATCCAATATTGTTTCCTGTCGGTGCAGAACTTCCAACAACATAGAATCCATTATAATCTGATACTGTTCCTGTGAAAGTTGGTTGCAAAATCATACCATTATATGTTCCACACACAGAACCAGCTGCTACAACAAAATCAGAAGTAACCGAATTAAATGTTGTTACAGTTCCTCCAGTTATAGTATTTCCCCTAGTCCTTACAGCCGTCATTACAGACACAGTTCCACCACTTCCAGTCATTCTCGGATCACATCCAATAGCCCATAAGTTTGTCCATGTTCTAGGGCCAGAAGCAAGATTTACTTGTGGTTGAAAATTAGCTCCTTGTAAAATACAAGAATCAGAGCCAGCAGAACCTACGTTGCTTGTAAATGTTGGAGCAAATTGTAACCCTTGTTTTGGAGCAAGTCCCCAAGATTGAGCAACATCATAAGTAAAAACAGGAAGTATTGAAATTAAATTAACCGCTGGAGAGGCAACATCAATTCCGGTTATTGTTGGAGATGATTGTATTGCAATAAATGAAGCAGTTGAAGCGCTAGGCCAAGTATAACTTGTATTCATTACATTAATCATATCCAAATTCATTCTTGCTGTTCTAGGATATGTATTGCTATTAGCTTGTAACGTCAAAGTATCGGCAGTTGTTGATCCACCAATAATAGTAGTTCCACCAGTATTTCCTTGTATTGTACTAACACTTGGATTGTAAAGTGATATTTTTGTACCAGAATCTGCTTTAAAATGTTTTGAATATAAAGGCACTAACTTAACTCCGTTATTCTGACATTACCATTAGTTGCATCCCAAATACCCTCTAAAACACCAGTATAAATAGGCATTGGTAATTCGTAATAATCATTTGGTCTTAATAATACTGTAAAGCTACTTGTTGATGCAGTTGTTCCATATTTTAAATAAAGACTTGCGGTTGAATCATTAAAGAAAAAAGCACCTTTTCTTCCTGCTGTAGATGCTAATAATTGCGTTGATGCTGTTGAAGCTGCAACATTTGTTAAAGTAGCAGTTGATACTCTTTCAAAAATTCCTGTTGTTGTCCCAGTAATTGAAGATACTCCAACAAGAGTTGTATTCCCAGTAATCGCCACTGTATTAATAACACTTGTACTTCCGGTTATTGATGATGTTCCAACCAACGTAGTTGATCCTGTTATACTAACGACATTAATTACCGAAGTATTACCAGAAACAACTAAATATCCAGACAATGGAGGTTGTATTGGAACTGGATTAGAAGTTGAAGCAACAGATCCTCCGACAAATATATTTGAAGATACTGTATTAATAACAGAGGTAGACCCAGTAATACTAGAAACTCCTACAAGTGTAGTATTTCCTGTAATTGTTACCGTTCCAGAAAAAGTAACATCATTATTTGAACCTAAATTAACCAAAATACCATCAGCAATTGTCCCCTGAATTGGTTGTAATGTATTGGCTGAAACTTCCATCATAGCAACTGTACCAACAATAGTTGCGTCTGTATCTCCCTCAGTATATTGAGTTCCGCCACCAAAAGAAGCTATTTGATCTCCATTAGAATCAACAATAGCAACTGCCAATGGATTATAATTTGTTAAATTTAAAACATCCGCATTATCGACACCATCAGTTAAGATAACAGAACTTCCTCCACCAATCATTGTTACTGAGCCAGTAATAGTAACAGTATTTAATATACTTGTATTACCAGTTATAGAAACTGTATTTATTACAGAAGTGTTCCCAGTTATTGCAGATACACCTACTAAAGTAGTATTCCCTGTAACTAAAACAGTATTAACAACAGAAGTTGACCCCGTTATTAATGTTGATGTGCTTCCTGTTACAGCGACAACATTGATTACTGTTCCAGATGTATCGCTTCTTCCATATAATGAATTATTTTTTACTGGCATATTTTCCTAAGCATAAGTAAGTGATAATAATAATCCCATTGGAGAACCAGCTATTGTTCCGCCTGTCCAAGATGTAACAAATGAATTATTTATATAAAGCGAGACAGTATTAATACCATCATATATAAAATAAGTGTTAGAACTAAAATATACAGGATTTGAAATTGATGATGTGGATACATAATCTAATGTTCCCGTAAATGGATTAAACTTAGTTGTCATTAAACCCTACTTATCGAAGCTACATCTGTTCCACTATAAGTTAAAACCAATGTTGCAACTAATGTTCCACTTGAACCGCCAGTCCTATATTCTATTGTAGTTGGTTGACTAGCTGGAGATAAAGAAATATAATCATAATTCTTAGGAACAAGTCCACTTGCAACTAATAAATTACCGTCAGAACTAACAATTAATGGATAAGCAATCTCTGAATCAGCATTTTGTTTTGCATGCAATACCGTTGGATGAGCATCACTTGCTCCAAAAACTTTTTTAGTCGTCATGAATTAGGTTGCCAATCTTGATATTTAGCTAATTCCCAAGCATCATCTTTTAATGTTTGCTGTATCCCACTTTGGGAATTAGAAGAAATTGCTTTTGGTAAAGAAACTTTTTCATAAACTTCTCGATAACGCTCAGCTAATGTTTGTGAGTTAACAATTCTATAAGCTACTTCACAACATAATTTATCAATAAAAGCATCAACAAAAAATGATGGATATTTATTTGGATCATCTAAATAATAAACATATCGAATGCCTAAATCGCTTGAGTCAGAAATAATATAATCTCCTTCTTCACGCCAAGCAGCGTCTTTAGGAGACACATCAAAAATCTTTATAATATCAGTTGGTTTAATATAAACAATTCCTTCTCCTATATCATACCAGTCAAGATCGTCGGCGCTTACAGACAATAAAGATCGTCTCGTTGCAAAATTCCACTTACATTCAGAAAGAATTGACCTCAATACCCCTTCATAAACCTTTTTACAAATTCTTGCATTATTAGAATCGTCATCAATACTTGTAATTGTATTTGCACCTACAAGGATTAGAGATTTATTTAATATATCTGTCTTTGAAAGCATATTATCCTTTAAGAAAGGGGAGAGAAATTAATCCCTCCCCTATCATTTGTTAGGTATACTTAACAATCGTTGTAATCGTTCCACCAGTAATTGATGGATTTGCTCCTGTAAAGTGCAAGAAAATAGTATGAGTTGCGCTTGTAACTTCAACTCCAATACCAGATCGTGCCTTTAGAGCAATGTTATCAAAAGTTACCGTTCCTAATGTCGTAGCTCCTAAGAATTGAGTAGCATTAGTCGTTGCTGTTGCACCATAACGCGCACCGATTGAAACAGCGTTTGTTGATGTTGCTGAGATTTGAGAAGCTGAAAGCCCCCAAACCGTAATATCAACAACTTTTTTACCTGCTGGAACTTTTGCAATATCAACTACAGTACCAACACCGATCGTTGCGGAAGATGAGAAAGTATAAGTATCAATCCAAACTTTTTCAACTGACTTGATAAAACCATCTGGAATGATATTGTCTCCTGTACCACCCGCATCATACTTCGTAACATTAGCTGCTTTTGCCATTGTAAATCTCCTTTTCGCCTATAGCGTATTCGTTAACCTTCATTTAAGATGACAACTCGATCTTCTTCCAATCGAACTGCACCGATATTTAATTCATAATATAATTGCCAGCTATAGCTTAAATCAGCTCGTTCATCAGTACGAACTAGAGGAGCAGAAGCCATACCTAAACAAATACCATTTTTCTGATAAGCAACACCAATTAACGTTGATGCAGATACAGCGGCTAATTGAGTTGACATAATCCAATTAAAGCCCATCCAAGTATTAATCTCACCACGAACAAGAGCTTTAACAGAATTAAAGTCACTTGATGTAGCGGCAGTCGTATTAAGTAAGTTATCCAAAGCTGCTGGAGTGATTACAAAATAACGATCTTCCATTTCAACATCTTGAGCATCAAATTGTGCTTTTACAGCAACAATACGAGCCAAAGTCATTGAAGCAGCGGTTGCAAGAATGATATTTCCGTTTGTGATTGATGTCGTTCCAGTTTCACCAGAAGCAGCCGTACCTAATGCAGCTCGGATGATTACGTTATCAATCTGACGACCTAATGATTGTGCAGCAGCGATTGTATAAGCACTGCGAGGATCAGAGATTGTTTTTAATTCATCTCCACGATCTAACATACGGTTGTCATGATAATCAACCATTACGCCCATACGACGTGCAAGGTTAGGATCATTATTAGGTGTTTGAGTATTTCTGCTTCCTTTTACTTCCATTGACCAAGTATCAATTTGATCTTGGAAGAAAGTTTTTCCTCGGACGTTTGGTCTCATATAGACCGTATTCACAAGCTTAGAATATTTTTGCTGTGCTAACTGCATAATATTCTGTCCGTACGCTTGTGCGTAAACTACGTTTTGCGTATCTGCCATTTTAGTAAATCCCCTATGTTGATAAGTTTGTCCTAATTAACCTATGCGCGAGTTGTTGCTTATCCTTTCGGGGCGACTCTTTGCATCTTTACTACCACAGGGCATTTCAGCTTATCTGCCTATCACAAACTATAAACCTAAGAGGGCTTTCGCTTATCCCCTAGACTTATTTATTACAGCCCATAAGCTATTTACTCGATCAACTGCAGCCTGATGCTGGGCTTCTGAATATTTTCCCTTAGTGTTCATATAAGGGCCTTCT